ATTGAAGGATGTTGTTCCTTCATTAAATCAGAATCTACAGCAGTCATCTGTTCTCGGGTCCGGATCCCGTAATACGCGGCACGTTCAGCGGCTGTTTCTGCGGGTAGTCTGCAAAGCATTAATCCTCCACTACCGATTATCCCTGCATACTGCCCATCATCAATTACTGCATGTTGGGAGTCGGGGTACTCATCTGCGCGAACTGGTTCCCATCCTTCTCTTAGCTTGGTGTTGACATTCATTTTGTCTTCTTCACCACGCATAGATAATCGGATCCAGCGATGCACATAACCCTCGGGAGGGTCGGGAGCTTCTAAACGGTTGGGCGGAGCCCATGGCTTGCGGCGTTCTGTTTTTTCACGAGTCGAACTTGCTCGAGGCTTTCTCTCAGTCATGTTTAATCCTTCACATATCTAGCATAGGCTTCCAAAGGCACGTTCAGCTTCTTAGCCATCATGACTTGCCTTTGAGTTAACTTGACCGACTTTCCACGCTTCTGTGCAGTATTACGAGAAGCAGAAGATCCAGCAGAAGCGACCTGGGAACTTCCTCTCGAGGTTTTCGCCACAAACTTGTTCGGAAACTCCGAACGCATACGACGATCAACTTCTGTATAGTACTCTTCTGAGGATGGGTCAAACCCTTCCTGAGTTACCATACGTTTGTGGATAGCAAAGACTGACGCGGTCATTACATCATCGTCACCAAACCACTTGTTTTTCTGCGCCCACTCATCGGCCCTAGGGTCTACTTGAGGCTGGGCCTGTTGTGCTGGCTGGGCCTGTTGGGCAGGAGCCTGTTGTGCTTGCTGGGCGTTCTGATCGACCCGTTGCTTCGCAGCCTCAAAGCGGCGCTCATCATATTGAGCCCGTGTCAAAGCCTTCTGCGCGGCAAGCATGGCCTCGGTGTCACCCTCGTCAGCCGCCGATAAGTAAGCCTTCTCGGCCGCAGTAGATTCGGACTGAACACGATTGCCGTATTCATTTAGATACCCACTATCCAACTGTTGAACCCGAGCTTGAAGCTGCCGGTTTTGTTCAGACAGTTGTTGAGCAACCTTTGTGGCTTCTTCGCGACTGACCTGTTCGTCACGATACCGCTGGTTCAACTGGCGAATACGTTTCTGTACGCCCTTGTTGTATTGATCTAGCTCTCCGTCATCTTCGACAGTTGGCTCGTCAATGATCTCTACATTAGCGTCAGAACTTGCGGACTTATCTTCAGTGTCCTCAATTTCTACCTCTACGGTTTCGCCCTCGTCTTGGTCTTCGTTAGATATGTCTGACATCATCTGGCTCCAACAATGTTGCAATTACTTCATCGTCATTGAGAATGCGGACTTCGCCGCCCTCAATCTTAAACCTTGATCCTGAGTACCTACCGATACAAACCCATTGACCCTGCTTACACCAAGGTGCCGCGTTGGGTCCGAACTTATCGGCGTCTTTGTACGCAAGAGGGCCTAGTTTGAGAACATAAGCTACCACAGTAGCAACGCTTTCTCTCTCCCTGACCTCATCAGGTATGAATAGTCCAGAAGCTGTTTTAGCTTTGCCCTGATATGGCATGACCAATACCCGCCATCCGGTGGGTTGTGGTAGTCTGTCCATCAGGGAATTATCCAGAAGGGCTGGGTCTAACACCCGCTGTTCTGGGGTTACATATGCACTTTCAGTAGATACAGGATCACTTTTCCGTTCATCTTTTACCTTCTGTGCGACATGATCAGGAAGATAGAGTTTCTTCGACATCTTCGTGGGTTCTCTCCAACAGGGTCTTAATTTCTTCTTGAGCAAGAGAGAGGCCCCGAATCTCTCCTACAAGCATCTTATAGTCTTCCCAGCTTTTAACGCTTCCTTGAGACATCGCATACGCAATGTCCCGCTCTCTAGTGCGTAGCTGGTTGTATAAGTGTTTTGCTAAGTCCACAACGTCCATACTGTCTACTCGTATGGACGTTGTGGGTAGATGTCAATCGGACTCATTGTATATGTTGTCGAATATTCTAGTCACATCCAATGTGTAGTCCAAATCGGACTTGGAATAGTGTATATGCTGAGAAGGACGGAAGTCTGGAGCGCCCTCGCCAGTCTCAAACCAAGCAGGGTGCGTCACCCGAACTCTGTTGTTTGGAAGAGCCACAATGTTGCCCGTGTACTCACCGGCATCCAATAGTTCTAAAACATGGCTCTGCTTATGTTGGGCTGGATCATCAGCTATCTCGCTGTCAGTGTAATCTACCGTAAACATGTACTTTGCAGGGTAGAAATCACTATCAATCTTTGCCATCCAAGGACAAGGAGTGGCTCGATCTAACTGATAAACAGAATGTGTGTGAGAAGAGCAATCCCAAGGTTGGGCCGAATGTACCGGCATAGGTGTAGGCCATTCTTCAAACGGCGTATCACCAACCAATGCCGTAATCGGCATCCTTGCCCACATTGCGCCACCATGCACATTCGGTGTTCCTTCAATATCAGCCTCACAACCTGTGAAGATAACTTGAAAACTCAAACACCTGTTTGGCATGGTGGTGACTGCAACAGCCATCGCATGTAGAAACTCCCCGTGATACCCATCGTGATTGTAGGTATATTCACGTCTCACCCAACATTTGAAATGCGGGATGTTACTTTGTAAGTATGGCATTAATAGGTTAAACCCCTTTTGTTATTAAAACGAACGTCTCCTGCGCGAACTCTTCCGCCATTTGCGTAGCCTTTAGCTTTGACCTTGCCGCCCATTGCCATGCCTTTAGCTTTGACCTTGCCGCCCATTGCCATGCCCTTGGCTTTGACCTTGCCGCCCATTGCCATGCCTTTAGCTTTGACAGTTCCGCCTTTAGCCATCTTGCCTTTGCCATCCATAGCGAACTTAGGAATTGACTTGCCTGTCTTTGGGTCTTTACCCATTGGCAATACGGCGCCGCCAGCGGCCATGCCTTTGGATTTGACCTTGCCGCCCATCGCCATGCCCTTTTTCTTCTTCTTCATCGTACTCTCCTTTACAGCATTAATTCAAAGTGTGGTGCATCGATAAACGGTCTGCGAGACTGAGATCGACGTGTGTCTATGTACGAGTTCATTGCATTTTCAGCAGTGCCTTCATAGCCCCCAATATCATCAATAGTCCACGCAGCGCCCCACCGGAGTTGCACCCCAGCCGCGGCTGCGCCTTCTTTCATAGCATCAGCAATCTCATCATACAAATTCAACTCCCAACGCCCACCATTGCAGTAAGCCATAAGATCAACAGCGTTACCATCAATGTGTTTACTTTTCATAGTTTGAGAAGCCCCTTTTGCGACCAACTCCCTCTGTTCGTCGATGGTCCTCAACCCGCAGATCACACTGAAGTCCTGCTTGGTTACCCCGATGGCGTATCTCACGACCGTTGCCAGCCTTTCGTCCACACCTTCTAGGTTTGATAGGCTTCTGTTTCCTAATTTGTATCCCATAGTTCAACCTTTTCCATGCCATGCAGAAGTAAACTCTTCGTCTTCTGACTTATCGTATTTATTTTCCCGCATATTTAGATATGGCCCTATTTCCGAACCAGAAAGCTAAGACTGCGCTAAATAATCCCTGAGTTTCTGGATCAAACATAAGTTCTACTGCCTGCATCCAATCTCCGCCCGATTGCGTTACCTTAACCATAATCACTACCTTAGTCGCTACAAACAATCCGAAGAAGGCATAAGTAATAACAGGACGAACACTACCCCGAAGAGCGTTGATAAATCCGCCAGCATCGATAGACTTATCATGTTCATACAGCCCCTTCGTTTCCTCAATGTCCGCCCTCTTATCTAGCTCCACCAGTTTCATCTCGGCGCGTTGTTGGGCCAACTCCGTTTCCAAACGCATCATCTCCATACGATGAGCCTGTTGTTGGTTTGCCTTGAAGAAGTTTAAAACCTCGGGGAGAAACGACGATCCAAACCCCAGAAGACTACCGAGTAATGCTATCATTTCTCTGACCCTAACCACACTGCAAATGCGCCCGTCATGGACCCAGAGCATATTGAAATCATTGCGGATTGTTGTGTAGACAGGTCATCTAATGACATGCCCCATTCGATAACCCTTATGTACATGATGGTCATAACGAACATCATAAGTCGGGGTAAAATTCTGTACTCTAGAAAGGTCTTAAAATCCATCTGATAATCCTTTTAATATGTCTTTTAGGCTAACCTTAGCCTTAGAGTTCGGTTGATAAAGGCATTCAAACTGTTTTGGACATTCACGGAAACTAAGCGTTGGATAATGATACCCTAACGTTCCATTCTTACCGGAGTATAAACATAGAATTTCATCCCCATTTCTCACATACTTCCACAGATGGCACGTCACGTATTCTGGGTTTAACAAAGAACTTGCTAAAATTAAGGGAATTAATGTGTTCATGATACGAGTGTCACCAAATAAATAGCACCGCCTAGGAACCCTATTATTAACATAGAAAGCCCTAGAATAGCCATATTATTTTGTATTTGTCGTTTAGCCTCGTCCTGTGCAAATGCGGTCTTTTCCCGCTCTGCCCTGATCTCTCGGCGCATGTCCAGCATCTCGTCATACGTCCCCCAGCCAAACCGGAGGTCCAGTAGGTTTTTAATTTCGATTTCGCGCTCTTTTAAAGTCTTCTTATGGATGAGTATCTGAAGGGCTTCTTCTTCTATAGATTGTCCTTGTGTAGCCCTCTCAAGAAACGTAGGATTTTTTCGCTGTGACTCTGCACGATTGATATCAGCACACGCAGAATACCACGATCCTAATTGCTTAGAAACGCCCTCTAAATCCTGAGCATGTCCAATAATTTTACGGAAACTGGTATAGGCCGTACTGGCTATGGCAAACGCGCTAACTGGGTCAATCATTGTTCATGCCCCCTAAAAGTTTATTACGGCCACCATAGCGCGTCTGAGGGGCTGTGAACAGCTATCCTATTGTGCGGCCTGCTGGACTTTACTAGAGACAACCTTCTGTTCTTGGATGGCCCTTATGAGAGCCGCTGTGGCCCCCTCTGGGTCAATCTGCACTGTTGGCACACTGACACTGTCAAACGCCGCCTGTGCCTCTGGTGTGGCCGCTTCTGATGGCCCCACACTGCTTTCATTTGTTGAAGACGCCAACAGTGCA